GTCTCTCAAGTGGATCGTCATCCTGACCATTACGTTCCAAGCCTATCACTAGATCACTAAGCTGTGCGATAGAACCAGAGCCACGTAATTGTGACAAAGATGTGGCAGCTCCTTCCTCATGTCCCTTACCATCAGGTCTCTTGAGATGTGACACAACGAACAACGAGATACCACACTCAGCTACGAGCATGCGTAGCTTAGTCATGATCTCATCAATAGACTTACGCTCATCACCTGACCCCTGTGCTGACACGACTATGGACACGTGATCCAAGAACACGAACTTGCAACCCAAACCTTTAGCCAAGTAACGGACACGACTCAGTATGTTATCGATACTCGTTGATCCGAAGTGATCGAACAAGAACATACGACCTGTGCCTAGCGTAGCATCGAACGACTGACGCAACTCATCAGTGCTGTACTCTACATCAGGTAGGTGTAATGGTTTGTTAGCATGGAGTGACATGATAGAACGTGCTGTCTTGTTGGTTGATTCCTCCAAGAACATCAGCCCTATGTTATCGTCTGTGTTCTTCAGCACATGCCACACTAGCTCCCTTACGAACTGTGACTTACCTAACCCTGACCCTGCTGTGATAGTTACAAGTTCCTCACGTATACCATACGACAACTTGTTGAGTCCTCTGAATGGGTAGTCAACGATACTCTTCTCGACAGGCTTAGACACCTCATCCCACAGGGTAGATCCATCGATGATACCATCCGGTACATATCGTTCGGACTGCCACCACTTCTCGAAGAATAACTTCTCATCTCCTCGACTCAGATAATCGCAACCATCCTTGAACTCTGACGTAGACTTGAACACCTTGATCTTAGAACCAAAGACTTCAGCTATCTGCTTAGACGCTTCGTGTCCTTGATCGTCATTGTCCATGAACACAACGATAGAGTCAAAGCTATCAAGCCACTCATAGTTCTTACGGATGTCAGCACCTGCTGATCCTGCTCCGTTCCTGATTGATACGACAGGGTACTTACTGCCTAGCATCTGGTAGCAAGCAAGAGCATCCATCTCGCCTTCTACTATCGTTACATACTTACCGCCCTTGTTAAACAAATGCTGACCAAACAAGCCACCCTCCCTCCAATCACCTACGGTAGAGAACTTCTTGTCTACAATACCACGCTTCTTGTACGCTACTACATCGTTGCCATTGTGATACGGAAACCAGTAGCTGTTGCTGTCCTGCACAACGCCATACTTCTCACACGTTGCTTTAGTTATGCCTCGATCAACGATAGTCTTAGAGACTGCATCGTCATCTGGTTCTGCCATCTTAGTAGAATGGAGTGTCATCTTATTCCTTTGTGTTTGATTGTTGTCGCCAGTCCAATGCCTAGTCTTACACGAGAAGCAATAGGTAGAGTTCTCGTAGTAAGTCAGAGCATCAGACGAGCCACAGTCATTACATGGTTGATGTGTTTTTATTTTATTCATAATAAATAATAATAAGTAATAATTAATTAATAACTAAGTTAAATATTTTAGCATGGATTTACTGATCCGGTACAATTTTATATCCACGCACGTTGAATGCACGTTGTAGCACCTCGATCTGTCTATCGATAGGATAGTCGTTGCCATTGATTGAGTTGTACAAATCAGATAGCAACCCCTCCTGATAAGACTCCTCTTGCCATGCCTCCTCTTGTGCTACTGTCATCTCGTACTCGTGTCCATCTTGATCGTAGTATTCATCATCCATTTTATTTCTCCTTTAGTTAGTGATCGTCTACGCTAATACCACCGTAGAGTACTCCGCTTATGTTGTCAAGGTCTAAGTCCTCTGGGTAGTCCTCGTAATCGTGCATCAACGAGGTGTTACCGTAGCTGTGTACGCCTGTGTCCTTCGCACAGTTGACGCACATGTCCAAGAACTCCTTAGTTTCTGCTGACTTAATGCTTGCCTCGTACTCAGACAGCACCTCATTACAAGATTTACATCGCATAAAATTCCTCCGTATCTATGTAACCTTTAATGTATTCCTTGATTAACTCAACCTCAGATAGAGTGTGCATCACTCCATCCTCTATCATGCGTGGGTTAAGCTCACGGTTAAAGAATGAATCCTCTTGTCCACATTGGAACGGTGTCATGTCCTTCATACTAACTCCTCTAAATGTAAATTGTACTTCTTTCTGTTCTCTTCAGGCTCTAACATTTGTAGATTAGATAAGGTGTGTAGACCACATACTACTTTAGAATTCAATGGAACAACATGGTCAACCACTAACCCCAACACTTTAGCCTTTCGATAAAACTTTTTAATCTCGTCCTTCTCCGACTCATACCAAGATGGTCTAGCTCGTATCTTAATCTGCCTTCGTTTCTCGCAACGCAACCTAGACTTATCCTTGTTGTTGGCATAGTACTCCCGACTATAAGCCCTAGCTTTTTCCTTGTTAGCTTCGTGCCACAGTCTATCAGTTTCTTTCTTTCGTGCCTTGTTCTTCTCGTACCATAGTTTGTCCCTCAAACGCTTTCGTTTTTTCCTTTCTTCTTCTGTAAGTGTTTCACTCATCACACGATCCCTCTGGGTGGTGCATCCTTCTCGTCTGGTCTGCCTTGTAACTCTTCAGCGTGCTCCTGAACTACAACGCATTCCCACTCGAAGAAATCATCAAGAGATCCATCCTCTGCAAGTGAGATTGCATCCTCATAACTCTCAGCTTGCACCTCTTTGGTGTACAACAGTTCAACATATAACTTATAACTCTTCATGCTTTACCTCCTTGTTAGGTCTGAATAAATAAATCTCCAACGAACGATCAACACGGTACGTTTTGTACATAGTACAGAGTTGACTCTCAGTTGTAAAGTAAAAACCTCCTCTCTTTTTCTTGTGCTTGTCCATCAATTTCTTTCTTCGGTTCTGCCTCTGTCTTTCAGATAACATAACACACTCCCCATATCATCCATAATAATACACCCACATGAATACCTGCGAGCACCAACAGAAATAATAACATTAACAAATCATCCTTCATAGTCTACCCCTATATCTCATACACTTATTGTTGAACACTGACTGCCTTGTTCCATAGGATAGAGGCAAGCTCCGACACAGGTATAACCTCCATGCCTATCTCGTTGCGTAGCACCTCTTCCTCTGTCATGCCCTCTGTAAGGTCGTCATAAGCCTCACACGCCCTTACTTCCTCCTCGTAGAGGGTACCCCTATGCCCGACCCATACAACGTAGCCACCAGCCTCCTCGGTAGCCTCATTAAAGATTGCATCTCCGTAATCATAGTCCATCTTTGTTATCCTCCTCAATTAAGTGATCAGAAATTTCTTCTATCAAATGGGTAGCTTTTGTTGCCTCGGCTTTCGCTAATTGTTTTGGGTTCTGGCATTCACTATAGTATTCATCACGACAAATACTCCTGTAATCCTCTAAGGCGTGTAGCACATAGAACCACTGCTCAACAGTTAAAGAAACGGTACGCCTGATAGGTACTTCTTTGGTCTTTTTTACGTTGCCTAATTTAATTCTACTCATAGTAATTTTACTCCCTCAACAAAGTAATGAACAACAACCACCACGCACACTGCACGTGGTAGTATCCATAAAAAATCTTTAATCATAACTCTATCTCCTTCGATACAATGGTTGTCTCGTCTACGCACATGATGTGTCCGTGCTCCATGACTAGCTCCTCGATGTCTTGCCAGTAGCGCATCGCCTCGTGTTCATCTTGAAACGTAATGATAGGCTCTCCGTTCTTGGTTCTAATGCTATAAGATTTCCTGCTCTCTGTGTATGTCATTGCTTACTCCTTAGACGTTGGGAATTCAGTTTATCAGCTTCAATTAACCCATCAAGAAAAGTTAACATTTCTTGTCCGCTAACTCTATTATAAATATCTTTTGAATCTAAGGTTAACTGCCATCCACGTTGATAATAATTCATTTCATAGTCCAGTTCTAACTCCTTGTTGGAGTCAAAGTTTAACAGCCAGTTAACCTCATTTAATTTTTTAAGTAACTTTTGTTTCATCGTATTACCTCCTAGTAATTGATATTAGATTTAAGTTCCCACTTCTCTACAACAGGTGAGCCATCGTCTGCCTCATCTATCACAACATGTGCCACAGTTTTTAGAACTCTAGCATATCGCCATCCACTTCCACCGCCTATGCCTTTGCCACCCACCCATACCCTATGAGGATATTTTTCTACCATGCTCCTAGAGTAGTCATCTACCTCATCATTGAGAGAGTACTCAAAGTGATTAGAGTTTTCTCTCAAGATGAATCTACCTATTGGTTGCTCGGTGTGTGTGTAGTAAGCCATTGTGTTACCTCCAAGTTGGTTGTTGAATGTTGATAGTATAGCCCAGTTGCTCGGCTATTGCCAGCGTCTCAGGTGTGAGCGTTGTCTTGTTGGTGAGTTGGGCGAACAACTCCGCCCTCTCACATGCTGGATAGTACAGCGTCCGCCCGTATACATCCTTAGATTGTATTGTGATTTCCATTTTTTATTTCCCCTTTTTTTCCATGTAATGAACCATCATTCATGTAATATTCATAGGTATCATTGCCTAACTTATAACGCATGTTAACTTCTATCAAAGTGTTGTACGCCTCTTCTATCAGCATATAAGACAATGGTTTCATTTTTGCTGGTGTTAGGTGCTCATATTCAAAATCAAACCCTGCTTTTTTTGCTATTGGTTTGAGCTTCATAATTTCTTTTATAAGTTCTTCTTTTGTCATTTATATTTGTCCTCTAGTTATTTGTCAATGACGCCCACGAGGGCGTTTCGAGTATTGAACTCATCATCAGATTGACTTTGCTTACTAGTCATTATATATGTTGTACGCACCTGAGAGTAGTTTATCGAAAAATTTCGGTGAAACTTTGTAACCTACATCTTTACCGCCTAGATATTGATTGATATGTCGTGTTGTAGTGGGTGAGTAGTGCTCTATAGTTCTGAACGCTCCATCACCATCCCACCCTGCCACTGGTGTTTCGTAGCTAAATAAAACCCTTGTGCCATCATTTAGGGTTAGCTCGGTCATATTGCTTTTTATTTGCTTGAGTTTAATCATTTTTTACTTCTCCTTTTTGGTAATTTGAAATGCTGAATCTACTATGAACTGTGGTGCTTTGCCTCTGTATTTCTTATCAATCCAATCATTGTACACCCCGTCAACTAAGCATGCTACGTGGTCAATTGAGCCGTGAAAGCCAACAAAATAAGTGCCTTTGTTATATTTCTTGGCGAATTGATTAGCGTTCAACCCTACGCTTACTAATATCTGCTCGGTATATATACAGGAATTGGTGCGTCTCTTTCTATATCTTACTTCAGTTGACGCCCTGTAAACTTGTTTCATTTGATAACCAAACGCTTTCAAAGCTCTTTCTTGAACAAATTGATTTGCACCACGTCTAAATTTA